CCATTCCTCAGATCTGCATCGTCGATTACTACAAATTCAGAAATTCTAAATGATTTCTCAAACCTGCGAGACGAAATGCCTTTGTGAACGTATTCATTATTCCCTTGATCTTTTATTTCTCCGGCAATCTTTAGTATACCTTCTTTAACTTCGACGTTTAAATCGTCTTCAGTAAAGCCGGCAACTGCTAGCTCGATCAAGAAATTTTCATCATCAACTTTAACAACGTTGTGAGGCGGATAATTATCTCCACTACGTGCGTTTGAATGAATTCTTTCTAAATCATCGAATAAACCTTCGAATCCGAGAAAAAGTGAACGTGGTACGTGTAGTCTTGCATTAGTCATTTTGACCTCCTATTTATTTAGCAAGGTTAGTAATAGAACCCCGGTTATCCGGCGGTCCGTATATATTTATACAAAGTATAACGTTAGTTTGAATTACCGATGTTATACTTTGTACAAAGTTCCCATAAAGATTTATCCTTATGAGGAATAACTTTAATTTGACGTAGTGGTGCTTTAGCTGTAGCTTGTTCTGAATTGACAATCTGAACTAATCCCCAATCGCTTAACAGTGTGGTAATTGTATTGCGTCTTTGAATATCGTTTTCAATTAAATTAGATGGCTTACCGTCTAATAAAAACAATTCTTTAAAGTGTACAATAAAGTATCTACCTTGTTTGTGTAAGATATGACAACTCTGAAATAGCTTGTTGTCTTTGCGTGATGCAACACCGATACGAGTTAATGTTTCTTTAATCTTTAAAAAATCATCAGGTTCATTTAAAGTGACTTCCAGCATATCTGCTGGAGTCCATGGGCGAGTTTGATTATTGTTTTCCACCTTTGCTTATCCTTTTTTTCAATTCAGTTAATTGTTCATTAGTAAGTAATGATAATACGGATCTAGCCTTTTCATTGCTATAACCATAATATTCTTTTACAACATCCAAGTCAGATATCTCTACTGGTTTAAACCACTTAGAGAATCTTTTTTTCTTCTTAACTATATTTATAAAAAAATCAAATTGAAGGCGGCTATCAAGATGATGATTAAGATTCATCTCATTAGCATACAATACCGTATCAGGAAAATACGATAAACTTCTGTTGACCATGAAAGGTGTATATTTTGACTCTGCAATATCATCTACCATTATGTCTTTCTTGGTATTATTAATTGCGTTTATATATTCGAATGGATTCATTTGAATTGAACTCCAGCCATAATCTCTGTGAGACAAGCCACTACATTGAGTTCATGATCTGCAACAAATGCATTCTTGTATTGATAGTCGGCAAGTATGAGAACAACTTGAGGTATTGACTGGGGGTCAACATAATCACCCATGTTGTCATATATTTGACGAAACAGTGCTGTTGGTTCTACATCAATATTATCAACAACCCATTGTCGCATGCCCTTAAAGTTTTTGTTTTTAAGGTTAGACATAAGTGAGTCGATATTCTTTTCTTCAATTGATACAAGTATACCTGAGTCAATAACACCTGATGCCGAATATCGTTGGAGTTCATTAAGAACACGACGCCAATCAGGACAGTACTTCATAATGATTTCAGCAATGACCGCTTTGTCATATTCAATACCTTCATCTTTGAGTATCATCTCACACCTTGACATGAAGTCTGCCATAAGTGATGGATGATCCTTCTTAGCAATATTAAATTCAATTGGTGTGCATCGAGAATGTAGTGGTTCAATAATACGATTCTTGAAGTTACACGTTAGAATAAATCTACAGTTAGCAGAGAACTCTTCGATAAAACCACGAAGTGCTGGCTGTGTAGATTGCGCATTAAGGTAATCAGCCTCATCAAGAATAACCACTTTGTAGCCACCTTGTAATGAAACTGTTGATGCAAACTTTTTAATCTTTCCACGAAGAGTATCGATGTTACCTTCTTCGGAACCATTGATGAGAATATAATCTAGATCAAGTTCTTTACACAAAGCTTTAGCGACAGTAGTTTTACCAAGACCGGCTGTACCGGTAAGAAGCATATTGTGTAGGTCACCTCCTTTAACAATATCTTCAAACGTTTTTTTGATTGTACGAGGTAAGACTATGTCGCTTATGCGTTGTGGTCTATACTTTTCTACCCATAGAAATTCATTCATTAAAGGACCTCCCAAGATACAACAGTATCAGCATTAAATGATCGCCAAGCATCTTTATCAAGAGCCCAACAAACGATTTGATCGTTACTAGGATTTTGACTTTCAACCTTGACGGTATCAATGCCATTAGCAGTGAGTACCTCGGGATTAAGTGTACAGGGCATTACACGTATTTCACCGGTATTAACCTTTGTGAATGTTACTGTGACACTTCCTTTTTTGAGCGCTTCAATGAGCGATTGCTTTTCACTTGTTACCATAATATAAGACCTTTTGTTTTATTTAAGATTCAACTTCTTCGACTTCGACTTCAGCACCATCTTCATCGGTCGCTGTAGCACCTTCTTCAGCAGGTGGTTGTTGCGATTGTAAGAATGCAACCAAACGGTTACGTACGCCGCCAACTGATTCAAGTTCAGCACCTTCGAAGGCGCCACGTTTGCTGCTTGTATCGATGATTGATACTGCAGCGGCAAGATCAGCAAGGGCAAGTTGAACCGGTACGGCTTCTTCTTGTACTTCTGTTGTGTTTTCTACTTCTGACATGATTTTCTCCTATTGAGAGTTATAGTTACTATTTTTTTCCAACGCAATGTAATATCTTACAGGCTTGGTTGTGTTTTTCCATTCGGAAATAAGTTTAGATGAGATCTTAACATCATAATCTCCATCCAACAACTTCAAATTAGCGATGTTAATTACAAAGTTAAATTGATCTTCTTTGTAACCTGCATCATTTGCAAGCTGTATATTATATATATTAGCTGAGCTATCTTTTGAATCAAATACTTTAATATTTAATCCTTCAGCGTTAGGGGTGATAGACATTTCATTATGACCTAAAGCTGAAGCAGCCTTACGTATTTGCGACAATGTATCATTGGTAAACGATACTTCTACTTCACAGTCAGGCATGGTAATGTCCTTCTGCGGAGTCGTCAAGATACTAGAATCTGAAAAGAAATACTTAACCTTTGAACTATTGCCGACTACATCGACATAGTTTTCTGAAAAGCTGAGCTGTGGTTTATCAACTAGATTTACTACTGATAAAAATTCATTGAGATCGTAGATGCCCATTTCTGTAGGGAAGTCTTCACTAATGTCTGCAACAGCAAGGATATTTTTTGCTTCAGAAATTGTTTTAACTTCTTGCCCAGGCTTTAACACAACATTAGGATTAATGCTGGAAAAGTTTCTGAGTACAGAAAGAGTATCATCTGATATACTTACTGTCATACTGGTTTTCTCCTGTGGTTTATTAATAATATATTATAACATAGTTTTAAGTAAATGTAAACAATTTATTTTAATATTGATTATGTTTAGGATCCATTTGTTGCCAGATCTCTGGGTGTTTTTGCTTTTCTCTATCAGCCCAATAAGTATCTTTACCTTGTGGATCAATTGATTGTAATACTCGTTTTTCGACTTCTTCATCATGGACACTTAAAGCAATAACGGCATAATGCAAAACCTTTAAAAGATCTGCACGATTCTTTCCATTCTTTTTTCCATAACGCTGAACATACTTAAGTACATTACCTAAAGCAAATCCTTCACCGTGACCACAATCAATAATAAACTCAGTAGACTGAAACTTATTCTTTGAATAGTGACCATCATATGTAGCATCGATATATTCTTTGAGTTGTTGAACCAACTCACCTTCATTAAACTTGTACTGTATCTGTTTCATTAAATTTATTACCTATTTGAGAATTATGCTTTGATGATATAAATGCTAAGTTATCTATACCATTCCCTTTAGCTGTTCCGTTTATGTGATGACCAGCTCCCCATTCCCAAAAGAATTCCATTCTTTCTTTTGATTTTAATTCTTTCCAAGCTTTATGACCACCTGGAAAACCGTTGGGTGTTTTGGTTTTATTCCAATCAGTAAATACTCGTAGCATCCACCTATGTAATTTCTGACGAGAATCAGATCCAAATCTAACATATCCGTCTTTAGTTTTATGACCACATTTTCTCATAGTTTTTCCATCAATAACAAACCCATTCCTATGAAATATATATGGCTTACCATCTATAATTTGGACAGCAGATAAATCATTAAGATTTAAATTATTACGTTTACTCATTGTGTATTATACCTCTTCATCATTATTAAGTTCAACTCCAGAATCCACTTTAGTGTAGAGATCTAGGAATGCTTCTTTAGTATCATCATCAAATCGTGAGATACAAAGATCAATTGCTTTCGCCTTATCTTCAAAGATAGTGAAAGTTTGTATGATATGACACAAGCGACGAGTTGAAACAACTTCATCTATACCATCATCATAGAATGTCTTACGGATAATATCAGCCCAGCTTACAAGCTTTTCAATAAAGTCTTTATGACCATGAGTCATAACAGAATCACCAATGAATTTCTCAAAATGTTTGGTCAAGATTTTTTCTTCAATGTTTCGACCTGGAAACTTCTGGTCAATAGAGATATTGAAACGCTCTAAGAAAGCATCATCAATAATTGAAGCAGCGGTAAATCGACCGTCTTCTGAACCTTTACCTTTTGTGTTGGCCGTAGCCACAACATTAAAGCCAGGAGCTGGTTTAACAATATCACCTGTCTTTTTCACAAGAACTGGTTTACCTTCAAGAATACCTTGTAGACACATAATCTTGTTGGTTGCACGATCAATCTCGTCAAGTAAAAGTATTGAACCAGATTCCATTGCTTTAAGAACAGGACCTTTGGCAAAAACAGTTTCGCCATCAACAAGACGGAAGCCACCAATCAAATCATCCTCATCAGTTTCAGGATTGATCTGAACACGAATCACTTCACGTTTTAATTTAGCACAGGCTTGTTCAACCATAAATGTTTTACCGTTACCTGATAAACCAGAAATATACATTGGGAAAAACATTTCAGATTTTAAGACTTTAGTAATATCTTTGAATGAACCCCAGGGAACAAAGGTAGGGTCAACATCAACAAAAGTTTTTTCTGAATTCGTAACTGAAGCAACCATTCGCATTACAGCATTTGGTTGAGGAGTTTCAACTGGGGGTGTAGTAGGTAAGACTCTTGAAAGATCATAAGTACCAACCTTTACTCGAGCCTCAGGTGTAAGAAGTGAATAAAAATCTTTTCCAGTATAACCTAAGTTTCGAGCAGTTGTCTCAATAACTTTTTTACGGAATTCAGTGGTCTCTGGATAATCTTTGACCAATTGGTTAAGGATATTCAATGTGGAAATTTTCATAATATAAGTCCTGATTTCATTAATTTAATATAGATATTATAACATAGATAGGGATGGCTGTAAACAACTTTTTTAAGATTATTTAGAATATTTTGTTATATAAACACCATTCTA